GCGTTTCGGGCCAGACCAAGTGTTCTTCCGTGTCACAGGCGTTTCTGACCCACAGAAGTTTAGCAAGGGCGACCCCAACGAAAACTTCGACATCATCATTAACTACGACGTTCTACACAACGACCCAGACAATGTTGAAACACAACTTGGTCAGTTTGTCCAATTGATGCAACTTGACCGCAATGGTCGTATTGACGTTGATGCGTTGCTTGAAATTAGCGGCGCAGCCATCAATCCCGTCATTGCTGACGCCATCCTACGCCCACGCGAGCAAGCCCAAGAGCAAGTAGTAAAGATGGTCACGGATGACTTGTCCAAGATTTATGCTGGCATTGAAGTGGGTGCCCGTCCTAATGGTGCCCAAGTCGCTATGCAGGTCTTGCAGCAATATCAACAGCAGCCTGACGTTATGCAGCGTTTACAACAGGATAAGGCTTTTGCGGCCCGCTTCCAGAAATACGCCCAGCAATATCAGTTCCAGATGCAACAAGCTCAGAACGCGCAGATTGGTCGTATCGGTACGGCTCCTGCCGAGATGGGTAGTATGTCAACTCAGGGTATGCAACAATCCCCTGCTGGCATGGCTCCCGGTTCAGAACAATACTAATTCATGGACATCAAGAAACTAGAACAGCTCTCGCATAACGAAACATTTGTTGACTTCCTTGAGGAGATTCACGGCACCCGTGAGTCTCTCATCCAGCAACTTCATGATGTGAGTGCTGATCGTATTCAGCAAATCAGTGGGCGCATTCTGCAATGCGACGAAATCCTCGTAGCTGGTGGGTTCAATACCATTCAGCTTCGACGGATGGGGCGGTAGTGGAGCCCCCGATAGGGATTGAACCTACGACAGCCAGTTTACAAAACTGGTGCTCTACCACTGAGCTACAAGGGCACTGAGACACGTTTGTGTTTGGTCATAAAATAGCAAGAAAATTCTTTGCTATGATGACCCTACGCAATCGCTGTGGCGTAAAGTCAGCGGAACCAATAATATGTCTAATGTCGCACCGTCCGCCGCTGGGGACGCTAAATCAACAGTGAACAACGCAGAGTCTAATATCACGGCGAGTCAGTATGCTATTCGTCGTTTGGGTGAGCTTAAAGCCAAGCCTGTTGCTCCTGTAACACAGAAGCAAGAGATTGACGAAGAGCCCACACCTAAGGCCGAGCCAGAGGATAAGGAAGATTCGGAATCGCCAGACCCACAGGAAGGTGGCGAATCTCAGAATACAACTGATGCCAAAGGCAAGGAAGTTCTTTCACAACTTGACCTAACGGAACTGTCAGATGATGACATTGCCGAGCTTGCTCAAAAGGGCAAATCTGGTCTGCTTAAGCGCATTGCTGAACTTACAGCCAAACGAAAAATGGCTGAGGAACGCATGGCGCAAATGGAGTCCTACATCCAGCAGCAGAACAGTAAAACCGCCCTTGAGCCAAAGGTAGAGAACAATCCCTACGAACACATCAAGACCGCTGACGAACTTGGAAAACAATCCGAGCAAGTTAACGAAGTGATTGAGTGGGCTGAGGATATTCTCGACAAAGCTGAGACTCTTGGATATGAGGACGTTGCCGCCACAGTGGATGGCAAGGAACTCACCAAGGCTGAGGTAAAAGATCATTTACGTCGCGCCCGCAAAGCGCGAGATAAGTATCTTCCCGCTCAGCAAAAAGAGTTGAATGCTAAGGAACAGCGCAAGTCGCTACGTTCCGCCTTTCAAAACCAAGCTACAAAAGAGTTGGATTGGATGTCTTCGCAAGAGGACAACGACGTTCGTCGCCAATACCAAGCAATGATGTCAGACCCACGCCTCAAAAATATTGAGGATGTGATGCCTGAGATTGCTCCACAACTCCCATACCTGTTGGCCCACGCTGCTAACTCGTTGTATGGCCGTAAGCTCATCAATCTTGATAAGCCCGGTCACAAGGTCAATCCGCCCGGTAGTCCTGAACTGTATGCCGCTTCTAATGAGCGTCCTGCGGCTAAGGGTGAAAAGGCTGTGAAAGATGCCAGAACGCGCCTTATGGACTCAGGAAGCATCGGCGACTTTGTTGCCTTCCGCACCCTTCAAAAAACTAAACGCAAGTAAACTTTTAATACCATGTCTTTTTCCAACACATTTGATACCACTAATCCGGGCTCCGCTGTTTCTAACCGCGAAGACCTCACAGACGTTCTGACGATCCTCGCCCCCGAGGAGACACCCGTTCTTTCGTCCGCCGCCAAATCCAAAGCTTCCGCCACCTACGTTGAGTGGACTGTTGACAGCCTCGCTTCGCCCACCACAACGGGCGTTTCCGAAGGTGCTGACGTCACATCGTTCACCGACAAATTCTCTAACCGCGCTCGCCTCGGTAACTATATCCAAAAGTTCCGCCGCGATTACATGGTTAGCGATTTGCAAAACGCTGTTGACAGCGTTGGCCCAGCGAAGATTGCCCAAGCCGAAGCGAAAGCTGTCCGCGAAATCAAGCGCGACATCGAAGCCACCCTCTGCTCCAATAACGACCGTTCTGCTGAAGACGGCGCTGGTACGCCTTACGGCCTTCGTGGTCTTGGCGACTGGATTGATAGCGCGGGCCCATCCGACGTTCCTGCTGCCTATCGCACCCCATCCGGTTCGATTCAAGCCACGGGCACGACCTTCACAGAAACCGTATTCAATAACCTTATCACCAGCATCTTCCGTGTTACTGGCATGAGCAATGGTTTGACGCTTGTTGCTGACACCGCGCTCCGTCGCGTCATCAGCGATTTCGCTCGTACCTCCGGTAGCTCTGACTACTCGGTTCGTAAAGTGAGCTATGACGGCGGCGAAGCCTCCATCAAGCTTTCGGTTGAGCTTTATGAAAGCGACCACGGCATCGTGTCGATCGTTAACATGAATCCTGACTGCGCTCCAGACACAACGAACAAAGACACTGGCTACTTGGTTAACCCCGAGTACTACGGTGTTGCTGAGCTCATCCCAACTGGCTCGACCCGTCTGCCCAACCTCGGTGGTGGCGAACGTGGTTACGTTGACTGCGCCCTCACTCTTATCGTGAAACACCCCGGTGCTCACGGCAAGATTACCGCCCTCACATAATCCCAAGTAAGGAAATAATAATATGTCTAAACTCACAGTAAACGAAAGCGCGTTCGGTATGACCGACGAGCTGGTTATTGACTTCGCAGCCTTCTCGGTTGCCAATGCTGGCGTTTTGGCTGACAACGCGACCAAGACATTCACATACGTCATTCCTGCTGGAACGATGGTTACGGATGTCTCGGCCTACCTGATGACTGCGTTCGATGACAGTGGCGGCGGCGATGAGCTGAACGTCATTGTTGGCGACGGTAGCGATGATGATGGCTTTCTGACAACTGCGGCCCTGCACGTTGACCAGACTGAAATCACATTCGTTGCTGATACAGGTGCGTACATTGACAATGAAAACGGCAAGGTTTACACCACAGCCGACACCATTGACTTGAAGTTCACCCCCAACGTCTCGACTGGTACGGATTACTCGCTCAACGAGCTCACCGCTGGTCAGGTTAAGTTTAAGTTCCGTCTGATTAGCCTCGCTTAAGCTAGGCCCAGTTCGTGTTAAAATTGGCCACCTCTTAATTGGGGTGGCCTTTTTGTTTTGCATGAACATCATCCACAAACCACATACCTACTCCAAAGACGAAATTGATAACGAGCTACTTAATCTCGTTAAAGAAAGTCTTGTTGAGGAAAAGGCCACGGAGTTTGAGCGCACCAACATTGCTCGCGCCCAAGCCTCTGTGATGAAGAATCACAAGAGCATTCCCGGCTTAGGAAAGTGTGTAGGCGTTATGCCCGGACGCGAGTATTTCCGATTGGTTAAGAAGTATGGCTACGAAACAGTTCACAGCAAAGACTTCATGCGATTCTTCAATCGGAAGATGCCAGAACTCTCTCCTAATAAGGTATAATGCAAAACAAATCATACTCCGATCTCATTGCTCTGGTTCAAGCCCTATCGGGTGTTGATGCGTTCACTACGCTTGAACAATCCAAGATGTTGGCAATGGCCAATCGTCGTCTGTACGAAGCCTACGACTTTAGCCCAACTTGGCCTCGTTACATTGTAGGGGCTCAGGTTAGGCCATGCACAAACAATGTCATTAGCCGCGAGTATGACAATGTTGCGGGCGTTCGCGCCTCTTCGTCTGCTAAACGCAGCACAACTACGGTGACGATTGTTTGCACGGCGGCAGTGACTTTTGCTAGCGGAATGAGTGTAACCATTAGCGGTCTTTCTGGCACTGTCACACCCAATGGCACATTCACTGTCACAGGCGTTGATACGACCACCATTGAGAACGATACATTCACTTACAGCCTAGCCTCCGGTACTGGCTCAGAGACTTACACGGGCACAGCTACGGTGTCTCCCGTGGCTATTGACGACATCTCTGACTTCAATCGCATCTGGAACGCCAATCCATTTAGTAGCAACGGATTCTGTGAATATGACTTCTTTGTTGATAGCAATGGGGCTACGGTCATTAACAACTCCACCACCAACTTAGGCTTTTGGGTTGGTTACAAGAAGCAATCGCCCACCCCTTACACGGCTGCTTCAACCGACATTCCGCTTGAGTTCTTCCAATATGCGGCCCACGCCACCTATGCTGACTTCCTTCGCATGGATGGTCAGGTTGACAAAGCCATTGCAGAAGAACAAATTGCCATGAACTATCTTATGCTAGAGTTGAGCAAAGCTCAAAACCAGCGCAATAACAATGCTTTGTTTCGCCGCATTTCTACCTACGTTTCAACACAATCCCGTCAATGAATAATTCCCTCGTTGTTAATCTCTATCCCTCGCCTACTGGTGAAGCGGACGAACGCCTTGCGGTTAGCACGGCGGTTGTTAGTCTTGCCAATGCTTGGTCGTCTGCCAAAACCAAGTATGTCCTCATTGATATTCAGGGTGACGATGTGATGGTGACGTTTGACGGTAGCAATCCCAGCTCCACCAATGGCCATCTGTTTAAGAAGCTTTCTGCTCCGTTCTTCTGGAACAAGAACACGGCTATGGCGGCTAAGTTCATCCGCTCTGCGGCTACGGACGCTTCGGTTCAGGCAACCCCTTTCACCGTCTAATTATGTCAAACTCACGCATAGTTAATGGCCCAATGCAGGTGCTTCCGGTTAGCGGAACGTCCATGCGTACGCTTTCCGTTAGCGGAACAGCTACCAATTTCATCGTCGCGGCCCTCAATCCCAATACAAGTCATGTCTATTGGACGCTAGAAGGCGCGGATGTACGTCTCACCATTGATGGCTCTGCTCCAACCGTTTCTGCTGGCCACATCTTCAAGGATGGTAATAGCGGCATTTGGAGCGCGGGCTGGGCTAAGAACGCCAAAGTCATTGCGATTAGCGGTACGGGTGTCTTCACAATTAGCGAACTCAACTACATTTAATCATGTCCGGCATTTTTGACCAAATCATTAACTATTCTCCCCCGCTAATTGTTAGCGGTACGGTCAATTATAAGGGAACATGGGACGCTTCTACGAACAACCCCACGTTAAACAATCCGCCCGCGACATCCACTAAGGGCGACTACTACGTTGTCAGCGTGGCTGGCACGCAGTTTACTATTAGCTTTGCAGTGGGTGATTGGATTATCAGCAGCGGTACAGCTTGGGAGAAGGTTGACCTGACGGACGCTGTTTCTAGCGTGTTTGGACGCACGGGAGCCGTTGTTGGGGTGAGCACGGACTATTCGTCGGTTGGCCTTACAAACACAGCCATTGGGGCTTCTAGCCCATCTTCTGGCGCTTTTACAAGCCTGTCGTCTAGCAGCACAACTACGCTCAATGGCACAACCATTCCAACAAGCTCGACGCTGTTGGTAAGCGGCGGCGCACTCGGCACGCCCTCCAGCGGCACGCTATCGAGCTGCACAGGTCTGCCCATCAGCACGGGCGTCTCGGGTCTCGGCACGGGCATCGCTACGGCACTGGCGGTCAATAGTGGCTCAACTGGCGCACCAGCATTACTTGGATCGGCAGGCGCGTTTACGACGTTATCTGCGAGTGGCGGACTCACGGTAACGGGTAATGCCGATGCAACATCCACATTCCGCGCTATTGCTGGTGGTGGCGGCGTTTCGCAACTCAACTTTGTTGGCAACACGGGCAACTTAAACGCTCAGATTCAATACGACCAAGTTGCTGCAAATACGGGCCAGCTTTTTTTCGGCACAAACCTAGCGGGCACATTTGCAACTCGCGCAACGCTAACCTCCACCGGACTAAACTCCACGGCCATCGGAGCGACGACGCCGAGCACAGGCGCGTTTACGACGTTGAGCGCGAGCGGCATAACAACGTTAACTGCCGCGTTAAATACCAACTCTACCATCACAGCAACCGCTAATAACATTAAAGCATTTGTTGGGACAACTGGTGCTGGGACAGGGTTTGCTTATGGCACTTACGAATCAAACGGCGGTGCCCAATATGGGCGAGTTGGTATAGAGGGTTCGTCTGGAGGAACTTTGTTAAGCGGAACTGGTGCTTACGATTTTATAGTTGGTAGCATTTCCGGTTCTACTTGGATTGGCGCAGGTGGTGCTGGCATTGCCAAGATAAGCGGCACCGGACTCGCTGTTACAGGCGCGTTGAGCGCGACGGGTGCCCTTTCGATTACTGCAACCGCAGCAAGTTCTATCTCGCGGACTCTAAGTGTGGGCGCACTAATTGCATCAGGAAATCTAAGTGGCTTAAGTTTTGTGCCTAACTCCACGGGCCTAAGTGCTGGTTACAATTACAGCGGAGGCGATGCGGAAACTAACATGATTTTCGGCGCGAGTTCTTCTTCGCAGCAAATGCGTTTCCAACGCTGGGATGGCACCACTCTAACGAATGTGCTAACCCTTGTAGGCACAGGTAACGTCGGCATTGGGACTAGTTCTCCGGCTCAGAGGCTGCACGTTCAGAGTGGTTCGGCGGCCAGCTCTCCTATCTGTACAACCGGCGTGACTGGTGACACCGTATATCAAGCAATTTTGGTTACTAAGTTTGATAACGACTCAACAACGTCTCAGAACTTTATTCAGTTCCAGATAAACAATGGTGGAGCAAACTGCGGAAAGATTACCGCCAACGGCGCAAACACAGCGGCCTTCGGTTCAACCTCCGATAAACGAGTCAAAGAAAACATTGCCGATTTACCATCACAACTTGCCAACATTATGGCGTTGCGACCCGTCGAGTTTGACTACCTTGAGTCTTATGGTGGCGGGCATCAGATCGGTTTTGTTGCTCAAGAAATGCAACAGGTCTATCCTGATGTAATTGCTGAAGACGCATCTGAAGAAAAGATTTTGTCTATCACAGGCTGGTCAAAAACTGAGGCTCGGCTTGTTAAAGCTCTCCAAGAGCTGAACGCAAATCTAGTTGCAGAATTGCAGAGTGTTCGTCAGCGTTTGGCTGCCCTAGAGCAATCCAACTAAAACACATGAATACTGAATCCAAACCCAGCATCGAAATCAACGACCTTGTTGCCGTAGTCCAACTCATCGACGTTTGCTCCACTCGCGGCGCGTTTCGCGGTGAAGAACTCGCCACCGTTGGCGGCTTACGCACGAAGCTCACCGAGATCGTAAAAGCCAATCAGCCCGCGCCCGAGGCACCGAAAGCCGACTAAGATGTCCGGAACAAAAGACGTAAACTGGCGCAGCTACGTTGGCCCTGCGGACAACGGCAAGCTGGTTACGTCTGAGGACTGGCAGCCGCCAAGCGATCCTACGCAATGGGACGACTTGTTTAAATGTTCCAATGTGGACAACCTAACGGCTATTGGACTAACGATTCCTGCTAGCCGTGAGGACTCGATTGATTGCGTGCGCGGCAATGGCTATTCCTTCAAGTCCTGCGACATTCAAGGCTCGGTGACGGTGAAGGGTGCCATTGACGGTTTGCGGCTCTATAACTGCGTCATTTCGGGCACGGTGGAGCTAGGTCAATATGACAACTACTGGGTCAAAGGCCGCGCTCCTACACGCAGAGTTTCCTTGCTGAATTGCTGCTCACCGGACGGCGAGCCGATTCGCGTCAAACTGTGGGACGCTGAGATGCCCGTGGTGCAGAATACCAATGTGAAAATCACCAAGATACCAAAGTGGGTTTGGCTTCCTTATTTCTTGTTCCGTCGTTTGACGAATCCGAAAGCTGTATAAGCCATGTTTCCACTCGCTGAAATTCTTGGGATCGGTACTAAGCTCATCGACAAGCTCATTCCTGACCCAGAGGCGAAGGCCAAGGCGCAGCTGGAACTCGCGACGCTCGCGCAGAACGGCGAGCTGGCAAAGATGAACGCTGACCTTGAAGCGTATAAGACCGAGCAGAACAATCTTACAGATCGGCTGAAAGCGGACATGGCGAGTGACAGCTGGATGTCCAAGAACATCAGGCCCATGACGCTTGCCGCTATCCTAGCTGGCTACTTTATATTCGCGGCTATGAGTGCGTTTGGCTATAATGCTAACGAGTCTTACGTTTCGCTGCTAGGGCAATGGGGTATGCTTATAATGTCGTTCTACTTTGGCGGCAGGACGTTGGAAAAGATCATGGAAATGAGGGCTAAAAAATGAGCGACGAATCTGCAAAGTCTGCGCTGGTCGAGAAGGCGGCATTTGCGGTGCTGCCCATCCTGTTTTCTTGCGTGGTTTATTTGATGTCCTCGCTATCGAGTCTTTCAAGAGAGGTTACTATTCTAAAGCAACAGGTGAGCCTTGTTGTAACGAGCGACAATAAACAAGCAACCAACACCGGAGCTGAACTTGCCCGCGAGAAACTGCGGCAAGACCTTGAGAAAGAAATTCAGCATAACCGAGACATGATTTTCGACAACCGTCAGACCATTGCCGTTCTTAACGAACGTATCGGCGCACTTAAGAAATGAACTCGCACGAGAAAGACATTTTAACGGCGGCTATACCCACCACGGCTTCGTTCACTTTGAGCCAAATTAACAGCGTTATAGGCATCATTGGTGGTTTGGTGGGCATTGCCTACCTCATTTGGAAGTGGCGGAAAGAATCCAACAAGCCCTAGAACCCCCTTTCCTTGCGATTTAAGGCCATTTGACGTATGAACCCACGCAATCTACCATGTAACAGCCCAAGGCGCGAGATAAAGGGCGGAAAGAAGTCCGTCGTTCGTGCCTGTGCCAACGGTCAGTCTAGGGTAATACGCTTTGGTGACGCCAACATGACCATCAAGAAGAGTCAACCTAGCCGGAAAGCCTCCTATTGTGCCCGTTCCGGCGGCATTAAGGGCACGGGTAACAAACTATCGGCCAACTACTGGAGCCGCAAGGCTTGGTCGTGTTAATATTCCTCTATGAGCATGAAAAACGAAAAGTATAAGTCGAAGAAGCAAATGATGAAGCACGAAAAAGGCGAGAGCAAACGCCAGCAAAAGATGGAATATGGCAATGCTAAGATGGGCTATGGCAAGCGCAAGGCTTGCTAATTATGCCGCTTACCAAAAAGGGTAAGAAGATAAAGAAGGCCATGCTTGAAGAGTATGGCAAGAAGCGCGGCGAAGCCGTGTTCTACGCATCCCGTAATAAGGGCACAATTAAGGGCGTGGACTACGAGCGGCGCAAGGTATAATGGCCCAATGGCTCGTTACAATACCTTTGGCGAAAAAGACAACCAGTTTAATGATGAGGTGGATGTTGGCTTTTCTCGCATCAATGCCCGCCTACGCCCCGATCAGCTAAAGACTGGCGAGCTGGCTGTGTCCATTAACGGACGCATGGACATTGACGGGGCTTGGCAACCACGCAAAGGAGCCAATGCTTTTGGCCCAGAGCTGGGTAATAGTGGTGAAGCCTTGCTTGTCCCGTTCTACGTTTGGACAAACCGCACCATTAGCAGCGCAACCCGTAGCACAATAACGGTTAGCATTACAACTTCCGCTGCTCATGGGTTTATTACGGGCGAGCAAGTGGGCATTTCTGGACTCACCGGAACCGTCAACCCCAACGGCAATCGCACCGTAACCGTCACGGGCTCAACAACCTTCACTTACACCATTGCAAACGCAACGGGTAGTGAAACCTATTCTATTGGCGGCAGCAACTTTGCCGGGGCTCCCCTTCTCAGCAGCAACATTAACAACGCCTATGGCTCTTGCTTGTTCTCTGACCCCTCAGACGACAACGATGAGTATTTTGTTCTTGCTCTCAATTCTAAGGCTATTGCCGTCAATTGTGCAACAGGAACCACCACCGACATTGCCTATCCAGCCGACATCACCATCACAGATGACGTTGAAATGATTCAAGCGTTCAACAAGGTGTTCATCTTCCGCGATGGGCTTACGGCTCTTTCTTGGGACGGTAGCTTCACGGGAACCCCAGCCTTTGTTAAGGTGGCCAACGGCACCTACGCTAACACGGTGTATTACAATGCGGCAGGTAATACAACCATTGCGGACGGTTTAGTTACTGTAAGCGAGACTGCTCATGGTCTTTCCGTTGGCAGACAGATTTTTGTGGTGGATAATGGCGCAACCGCTTTAGTGGAAAACGGGGTTGGTTACACCATTGCGTCTGTGCCTAACGCCAATACGTTTACCTTTTTTGCTCAAGTTATAGATCACGCAGTTCACAAAGTTATTTATTCGGTGGCTCAGTCACAGGGGATTGGTTTTGTTCATATGCCCGCGCCCCCGTGGGGAGTCTATCACCAACGCCGCATCATTGCCCCCTACTACTACACTTCTACGGGCACATCTGGTAGTGAAGTTATTACTAGCCGAAACGTGCGAGATGAGCTAATCTTCTCGGATGTTTTCGATTCAGATACTTATGACCACATTCAAAATCAGTTCAAAGTTACTGCGGGCATTGCGGACTACCTCCAGTATGTC